TCAGATAAGAAAATTTTTTTTTGCGTTAGTCAGGATAAGGAAATTTTTTTTGCGTATCGAGCCACTAAAAAGATCGAAAATATGCCATTTTGGCAGGGCGAAGGGTAGGCGGGGTGCTTAGGACTATCCACAAGCGCCGGCATCTCCTTGGGGCGCCAGCAGTTTACGAACTAATTTTTTCAAAATCCATTCAAGTTTTACAAAAGGAGTAGGAAATGACACTGAAGAGCAAGACCGGCCCTAAAACGGCACCAGTTCAAGGCGAACTTTTCCATTACGCACCGCAGGCCACCTTTACGGACTTCGCAAACGCTGGACTTCAGGAGACTGAGAAACGAATCGCTCAAGCAATCTTGAATAGCGCACCGGCAACGCTCATTGCCAGGCATGAAACGCAAGCGGTAGTATCGCTGGCTAACACGCTGGCGCTGATCGCAGGCCTTCAGAGAGAACTTGCCACGCATGGATTGGTAGATGATACCGGCGAGCCTTCGCCGATCATTCCAAAAATAATTGCGTTGGAATCATTAGCGCTGAAACTTGCGAACGCCCTTCGCCTGACACCGGCAACCAGGCACGAACTTACAAGAATTGGAACGCCTTCCGACTATCCTTCTGAAGTTCCGATGATGGGTAATAATGATGATCTATTTGAAAGCATGAGCAATGAGCAGTAGCAGAAAAGCTATTCACTTCATTGAACAGTATTGTTCACACGCCAAAGGCAAGCTTGCTGGCGAAAAGTTTACGCTTGCACCGTGGCAAAAGGATTTGCTAGTCAAGTTTTACGACACTTTAACACCAGATAATCAAAGGCAATACCAACAAGTTTGGCTAGAACTAGGCCGCAAGAATGGTAAGTCAACGCTCGTAGCGGCTCTTGGCCTATTCGCTTTACTCGGTGACGGCGGCCAAGCTGAAGTAATCTCCGCAGCAAGTACACGCGATCAAGCGAAAATAATATTCGACAGCGCCAAAACAATGGTATTAAGTTCCGAAATCCTTTCGAGACGGTGCAAAGTATTACGAAACGAAATTGCCGTACCTAGTACAAATTCAATCTACCGAGTGATTAGCGCTGATGCCAAACGCCAGCATGGTCTAAACCCTTCCTTTTGTATCCTCGACGAAGTTCATTGCCTTGGAAATGATGAACTCTATACCGCACTTCGCACCGCTGGCGGATCGCGCGAAAACTTTGCTTTCTGGATGATTACCACCGCTGGAACACAAGCTTCGTTTGGCTACTCTCAACACTCCTACGCTCGCAAGGTTGCCGATGGATCAATCAAAGATCCTACCTTCCTACCTGTGATTTATGCCGCAGACCAAGGCGGCGATTGGAAAGATCCAGCGCAATGGCTCAAAGCCAATCCGAATATTGGTATTAGCCTTAATGAAAAGTTTCTTGAAGACAGTTGCAGAGAGGCGCAGACCTCGATTAGCAAAGAAATGGACTTCAAACGCTACCATTTAAATCTTTGGGAAGGCTCCGCGGAACAAAATTGGATTCAAATTGACAAGTATTTGAAATGCGAAAAGATTAATAAGCAGGAAATGATCGAGAAATACAAAGGGCGTGTCTGTCATGGTGGCTTAGACTTGAGTTCAAAAAGAGATTTATCCGCTTTTGCGCTCTATTTTCCGCCTACATACGGCGAAGAAATAGGCGCTTTCCTAGTCTGGCACTGGTGTCCTAAGTACGCAACCGAATCGCGACGCGAATCTATAGGCGCTCAAGTCCTAGATGATTGGATTCGAGATGATTTCATTACCGAACATCAAACAGAATGGATCAATCAAGAGCTAATCGTTAAAGATATCGCAGCACTTGCGGAAGAATTTCAGATTCAAAGTATTGGCGTTGATGAGTGGAACGCCAGCGAAACGCTCCGCAAACTCAAAGACGATCACAACATTGAAGTTCTAACATTCCGCCAGACTCTAAAAAACTTGAACAATCCAACCAAAGTTTTAGAAGAGTGGATTAATTTTCAAAGAATAATCTTGCCAGATGATCCTGTTTTGCAATGGGAGTTTTCGAACGCCGTTTGTATTTCTGATCGAAATGGAAATATAGCGATATCTAAATCACGAGAAAAGGATAAAGTGGATGGGGTAATGTCCATGATTATGGCTCTTGGCCGATGGCAAGCATCTACTGCGACGGAAACAGATTTTAGCTACCTTGAAGATGGAATCACAATCATAGGGGAAAATTATGAATTTACTTGATACTGTCCAGAGATGGCTTCGACCGGTTGGGCGTTATAGTTCCACTTTGTTAGTGGATGCGCAAAGCAATTATTCTGGCATTCAAATTACAGAGCAGGCCGCGCTTGGATCGTCTGCCGTATGGGCCTGCGTGAATTTGATTTCTCAAACAGTGGCAACACTTCCATTCAATCATTATGTAAAAAGCCTTGATGATGAGCGAACAAAACTTACGAAATCAAAGTTGGCTTATCTTCTTAACTGCGAGCCTTCACCAGACTATTCCGGCTATACCTTCAAAGAAATCATGACCGCAAGCGCTGTCCTTCATGGTAACGCCTACGCTGAAATTTCAAGAGATCCGTACACTGGCGAGCCGAACGGCCTTTGGTTTATTCCGCCTAACAATGTTCAGCCCTATTACGACACCACCACCGAAAGCGTTTGGTACGCAATTTACTCCGGTGATTACCGAGGCGGCGTTCCGTACATGGGCCTACCTCACAACAATATGCTTCACATCCTTGGGCTTTCCTATGATGGCCTGGCAGGCTATTCGCCTCTTTATCTTCAGCGCGAAACGCTAGCGCTGCATATTGCAAGCCAGAGATATGGAGCCAGTTTCTTTAAAAATGGTGCAAGGCCAGCAGGGATTATTAAATTTCCAAACAAGCTTTCGCCTGAATCCAAAGACGCTCTTCGCCGTTCTTGGGACTCCTTCCATGCAGGAAGTGGTAACGCTGGGCGTGTTGCGATTCTTGAAGGCGGCTTAGAGTTTCAGAAGTTGCAACTTGATCCAGAGGAAGCACAATTTTTGCAAACTCAAAAGTATTCAAGAGAAGAAATTGCTTCAATCTTCCGAGTTCCGCCATCCATGATTGGCGCGGCGCCGCATTCCGACGCAATCGAAGCTGTTAGCCTTGAATTCTTGCGCTCTATTCAGCCTTGGTTGAGCCGCTGGGAGTCTGAAATCAAGCGTAAATTGATTTATAATTCCTCGGAATATGTTGAAGCGGACACAAAATCAGTCCTTCGCACCGATTTAAGAAGCCGTTATGACTCCTACGCAATCGGCAGGCAATGGGGCTGGCTATCCGTTGCCGATATTCGCCGGTTAGAAAACATGAATTCCGATGTTGCAGGGATGGATGATTACCTTAAACCGATGAATATGGAAAAGCTTGATGCTGTTGGCGCAGTGATTCCTGCGAAAGTTCCGGCTACGATACCAGGCGCAGAGCCTGGCGTTCCTAATGCTCCAGCTATTACGGCTCCAGGCGTGGATACTCCAGACTCGGCCTTACCTCCGAATCGATCCGATAACAAAATCTTGGAACGAGTATTGATCTTGAAGGTGGCGCAGCTCCGAGCCATTGAAGCAACGGCACTAAAGCGAATTTCCAAAGACAAGTTATTTATTTCAAAGCTTGAAGAACTCACCGAACAAACAAAGAAACGGCACTTTATGGAATTCAACGAAATCCTCGAAGCCTTCGAAATCAAAGGCAAGGAAAAGATTGCGGAGTTCATCGCAACCACCGCAGCGCAAAATTTAAAAGAAAAGTTCCTCGATGTCGCAGGCAATACCAATTTCGCTGGCCTGCCTGCCGCTGTCGAGAATGCTTTACCATCTTATCTAAGTTCTAACTTGCTTCCATCATTCACCACCACGGAGATATAATCATGGAACGTCGAAATGCTGTTGAATACCGATCTGAAAACGAAGGTAATACTTTGGTTGGCTATGCTGCAGTCTTCACCGACTCCAGCGGAAAGCCTTCACTCTCTGAAAATCTCGGAGGATTCCGAGAACTTGTTTCTCCTACCGCATTTGATAAACGCTCTGGCAAAGTCCTGGCGTTTTATAATCACGACTCTAGCCAAGTCTTAGGTAAGGAAGGCACCAACTTAGAGCTTTCCGTTGATTCCAGAGGCTTAAAATTCTCCTTGGTATTGCCTGATACCACCACCGGCAGAGATGTAAAAGAGTTAATCAGAGCTGGAATTCTATCCGGTGTTTCATTTGGCTTCACGGTAGATAAGGACTCTTGGACAATGGTTGGCGATGAAAAGATTCGCACTTTGGAAAAAGTTACGCTTTATGAAATTAGTCCGACCGCTAACCCTGCCTATCCAGATACTAGCGTCGCGCTAAGAAATCTTGCCGAGTGCGAACGCTCTGAAGCACGAAGAAAACAAGCCATCGCAAGAATTAAGTTAATGAAATGGAAATTTTAATTGACATAACTAAGATTCTGTAAGTATATTAATATTAATTAGATCACCACGCTTTTGCGTGAACAGCTTTGGAAATGTTGCCGAAGCCGTTCACGCATTTTTTTTTGGAGTTTTTGAAAATGAAACAGTCTAAAGTTGAAGAACGAGCCGCAGCAATCGCCGCCGCCGAAGCCTTGACCACCGTAAACCGCGATTGGACACCAGACGAGCAAGCGCAATTCGATGCGTTAGCAGGCAAAGTCCAAGAGCTTGAAGCCGCAATGGCTCAAGATGCAACAGATGATCAGGCAGCCGAAGCACAAACCGCAGCTCGCAGCTTGGTAAATGCTTGGAAAGTTTCGAAGCCAGAGCCAAAGATTTCAAGATCAAAGGTTTATGCCAGTGCGCCGAATTATGTTCGCGACTTGGACGATAAGTCCGACATTAAAAACAGAAGCCTTGCACTTAAAGGCTGGCTTGCTGGCGGTAATCGATCCGAACTTTGCAATGATGAAATTCGCTCCGCAGCACAGTCTACCGGCATGAATATTGATTCAGACCGCTTAACTTTGGATCTCTTCAGAAATGCACCTAAGAACGCGCAAGAAATTCGCCAAGCGCAAGTTACCACGACTAATAGCTATGGTGGCTATTTGGTGCCAACCGAGTTCGTAGCATCACTTGAAAAAGCGATGTTGGCGTTTGGTGGCATTCGTGAAGAAGCCAAAGTCATTCGTACTTCTGGCGGCGGCCCTTTGACTATGCCAATGAATGACGATACCGGTAATGTTGCAGCGATTGTTGGCGAAGCCAGTTCTATCAGTGTTACCAACGCCACTATCGGACAGTTCACCCTTGGCGCTTATAAATACGCTTCGAGCGTTCAAGCTTCTTGGGAAATGCTGCAAGACAGCGGTATTAATTTGGAAGCTGAACTAGGCGCAATCCTAGGCGAAC